TTTCCTTCATAATCATCTTGGAATCCAACACTCTCTAAAATAATAGGAATATCTCTTTTTTCTCCAATAGAATCTACCAAATCAATAGTTAAATTGAAGTGTGGTTGGAAATATGGAAGGATTTGTTCTAATATTTGTAATGAGTCATCATTTAGTTTTGAAAGAATATTTAATTCAAATCCAATATTATATGGAACTGGCATAAAAACTTTTTTTGCCTTACTACCATCATCACAAGTTTTAAACGTTTGAACTAAACTTGATTTTCGGGTAGCGTCATAGTTAATAGATGTCATTTCAAACGACATTCTTGGCATTGTGATTTGAACTGCTTTGTTCAAATCTGCTTGTTGTGTAATTCTTGCTAAAAACTTTTGACTAGGACCATATGCAAGAGGAACCTTTACTTCACTAAAATTTGTATCGTTTTCTCCAGCATGGCGAACATGGATATCGTTAAATAATGTTCCAAAACCAATAATTGTTTTTCTAACAATTTCGTGATAATAATAAGTTCCTAACATTAAAACGTACCAAATGGATTTCTTTCTGTAAAGTCCAATATTTTATCTGCTTGGACTTGGAACTCATCGTTCTCAGTATATTTATCGTATAAGTCTTCGTGTCTATATTCTTGGACTGGGTAGTAAGCTCCAGACTCTTGTCCAACAATATTTTCTCCCCTTTGGAATCTTGTTTGTGTTTCTCCAATCCCAACGTTGGAAATCTTAAGGATTTTAGTATCCTGATCCCATCCTTTAACTCTTGCTCGTGTTTGAGATCTTGATCCAATTATTATTTCATTGAATATATAAGTTCCAATGCCAGCAAGAGTTTCTGGATCTGCAATAGTTACTTGTGGAGAAGAACTATATCCTCTACCAGCATTTTGAACGTAAATTGATTTGACAACATTTGAAGTTCCATCACGACCAATAGATGCAATACCTACTGCAGTATGTGCAATACCACTTGCAGGTGGTCCAGCAATAGTTACTGTTGGTGCAGTTCCATATCCAACACCAGTATCAGTAATTACTAATTTGACAACGCCTTGACCAGAGGTGACCAATCTACAAGTAGCAGCAGCACCAGATCCGCCACCACCAGTAATTGTAATAGTTGGTGTAACAGTATATCCTGCACCAGCATTGGTAAGAAGAATTCTTTCAAGACCAGTAACTCCTGCTCTTGTTGTCATGAAACCAACAGCGGTTGCAGTATCTCCAATCTGACCTGTTGGAGAAGATGTAAATCCAATAATTGGTACTGATGTATAATTTCCTCCATCATTATTTAAGAATATCTCTTGAATATATCCACTAGAAACAGATCCCTCAATAGATGCAGATGCCGTTGCTGTTCTACCAATACCAATCAATTGAAGTTGGGTAATGAATCCTTCATCTTGAACTTGAGTATCGATAGTTTCGATTGTTGTATCAATAATTTCATCTTCATATTCAAAGAGTTCACATTTAAGTTGATAAACGTAGTTCTTTCCCAATTGGTAAAAGGGATCCTCGTGCTCAACAAATTTTACCTCAAATAATCTCTGTCCTAAGGGGAAATAAATCAAATCTCCTTCCCTTGGGCGAGTTGGAGTTGGCATTATTGAATCATCAGTTCCATCATCCTGACCAGCCATAAATGGAGCAATGAAATCTTCAAATCTTTCTTTTGAAATTGTTAGAATCAGTTCATCACGAATACTGACCCCAAATTTAGTCATAATATCGCCAGCACCACCATATCCTTCATAGGTGTTTACATATGCTTCTATTGCAAAATTATCATCAAATTTTGAAGTTTGAACTTCTTCCAATACAGTCTTTTTATTTACATATTTTCTTGGAATATATGTAACTTCAACACCATGCATTGACAGGTGCTCGTTTATTAGATCTTGGACCAATCTTTGTTCAGATGCAGTCCCTTGTAAAAAGAATGGATTAAGTGCCATTATCCAATAAAGTCGAGAGGTGGAAGTTCATACTCTGAAGACATACGTGATTTAATATCTGCCAATTCTTGTTCTGCTTGTTGCAAAATACCATCACCATTCATCTCAAGACCGCCTGGAAGTTTTACTCCTCTAAACTTACTTAAGTTTCTACCCCATTGACGTTTGATCAGAGCAGTCAAAAATGGTTTTATAAAACTATCATTGTAAATTTGAGTAAATGATACCGGATCCAGTGCTCTATAACATTCTAAAATAATAAACTCACCTACATTTTGCGAACCCCAATCAATATCTAGATATAATCTATCTTGCCTCTTATTAAATCTTACTTGTTTATCTGGAGTAAGTAAAAAATCAATATCCTCAAGATAAGTCTTAGTCATTGCATACTGTAACAACTCTACAGAGTTGAAATAATACATATCATTCAAAAATAATTGATATTTAATACTAAACATTCCACCAGAAATGGAACTAGTATCAAACTTAAATATCTTTTCTACTCCAATAACCGATTCTGGAACTTGGATGTAATTTGAATTCTCATAGAAACTAAAAGTTGTTGCAGTTCCTACAATTGTTGATTCGCCAGTAGTAACTGTTACTCCTATTCCAGTTTTTGGTGCTACTGTACTTGATCCTGAAGATTCTGCTGCAGTACCTCTATCAATATCACCTTGTGTTATCTCATACTTGAGATACATTTTTTCCACACCATCAAAATGGCGCTCATTAAAATATTGAATGGCATCATCAACTAGATCATCAATTTGATCGTCGTCTACATTAATCTCAAGAACTGGAGCACCAAGTTGACGTAAACAGTAGTCTATGAGTCCTTGTCTAGATGATGGTTTTGCCATATTAACCTTCTAATTTTGCTTTAAGATCAGCGTTCTCTTCAAGTAGAGATTCTACTTGTTCTTTAAAATCTTGAGACATAGTTGCCAACTTTGCCTCAAGAAGAACATTTTGATTTGATACCGCTGCTAACTTTGAATTATAAATTTTTATGAGAACGTTAACATCAACTTCACTTTGATTGTCCATTAATTACCTCAGAAAGTTCCCCCGTCAAGTGTTGAAGTCCAGTGGGGTTTGTTAGTATATATTACACTAACAGTATTGGGAACTGAAGCAAGATTTGCAATTGCTCCATTAACACCTTCTCTCCTAAGATTGCCGGATGTATTAAATGTTCCCTCAACACCAATTACATTAACAGAATTTGCTCCAGTAACAGCAGTTTCAACAACACCATAAGCACCAGTAGTATCCTGTCTGATGATATCTCCTGCAGACGCAGTAACAGCACTGCCAAGAGCAAGGGTGTTCTTAGTGATAGCAGTCAACATCTGTTTAGATGTGACTACAGGCGATGCAACGGCATTTGTGGATCTCTGAAGACCAGTGTCATCAAAGTAAACTATACCACCAGTATTGTAATCACCAGATTGGTAGTAGATACCTTTAATATCTAAGAAACCTTTGGTTCCACTGACAAGACTGCTTGCAATACTTGCATCTGGAACATACGTCCATCTTCTACTGTCATCTGCGTGAGTTCCGTGGTTATCGGCATCAGCAGCACTATTTGCAATAGAACTATCATCAAAACCAAAGAAACCTTCTTTATTATTTGAAGTTCCACTACTTGTGTTGTAACTGAAAGATATACCTCTATCAGTATTACTATCGTAAGCGTGAGTAAGTGTTACTTGAGAAGTTGTTGTAATACCAGCAGTACTATTTGCTGACATCGTAACAACTTTAGTGCCTGTGTTAAAGGCAGTAATTGATGTTGCACCAGGAATATTTGCGTGAGCAATAATATCACCAGTATTAATACCAACTACAGAGTCTAAAGTAATTGTATTTGTACCACTGGCATGTTCTGCCATTACTGTTCTGGTACTAGTTACATCACCAAGATGTAAAATTGCATCATTTAAAGTTGAAGATGTGGAGTTGACAGTTGTTGTAGTACCATCAACTTGTAAATCACCTTTGATGATGACCTTACCTTCATTACTTAATCCATCGGGATATGGATCAATATACAGTTCATTACCACCACCTGCTCTAGTTGCGATAACATTGGATGAAATACCAATATTACCAACTTCAAGACCATTTGTTATATTGACGTCAGTTTCATAAGTCCAGGGAGCACCTGTTACCTTAATACTATTATCACCATCTTCATCATATTCAATCTTTGAATCTTTATCATTGCCAAACGTTAAGAAAGTGTCATCAGGAATGACAACCTCTCCAGTTCCATTTGGATCGAGAACTATATCTCCATCGGTATCGGTGGATGATAATGTATTTGCATCTAACCTTAAGTTATCTACATTCCATTGATCTACCTTAAGTGAAGATGCTCCACCTAAACCGGTATTATTTGCTGGTGCAAGAACTGCAACAACACCATTGTCTGAATTTCTCGTATTTGTTACACCTTGGATAGCACCTGGGTCGTGCTCCATCATTGAGGTGTAATAGAATCCACCTACAGGATTGGCGTTTGTGCCGTCATCTCCTAGGAAAATCCTATCTTTATATTGATTTGTTCCTCCGTAACTACCAATACCAGTTACGTATCCAAGTTCACCCCATTGTAAACTGGCTGGTTTGCTAGTACCTGAGGATCTCTTAATCCTAATAATACTTGCCATGTCAGAAATTTCCTCCGTTGATGTCTAAATTCTGCGTTGCACCTGGTGTCAGGGTTAAAGTTGCCTCCCATTTTCGGATACTGCTGTTGTAAACAAGCACCATACCATTCTGCAAGTTAGAAGCACTAACATCACTGAGTTCTGCCAAAGAAAGACCTTGGGCACCCGCCAATGAAGATATTACTTTTACAGCGGGTTGCTGACCTACTCTGACCTTTATTTCAGCCATTTATATACAATTCAGGATTTAAATATATTTATATTCCTGGAAGTCCTAATCTAATTACAGTTTCCTGTTGCTTCAAATAAAGCTTGACATATGATTTTGCAATATTTTTTAGCATATCTCTATCATCACAAGAATCAATTTCTCTTGCTAGTTTTGTATACTCGAAACTTTTGGAAAGTTTATCCAACGTAATTTCATCTGGGTCCATTAGTAATCTCCCTTAGTAAGGATTTTATTTCTTCAATGTCTTGTTTAAGTGAATCTAACTCATCTCGCTCTGATTGCTTTCGCTTCTTCATTTTAATATATTGATCATAACTTGATGAGTCAGTATTAACAATAGCGCCAGTATTTTTATCTCTAAAAAGATGACGCTCACCTTCAACAGGAATTAAATTGTCACTATTCATATTATGCAAGTGCTATTACTCTAAAGTCTGTAAGTGAAACTGGTGTTGATTCATTTGTGGATGACATTACAACCTTTAATGCAAAGGCAGTAAATTGATCAAGATTGTTTGCAGTAAATTGATACTCCGAGAACCCTTCGGTTCCATTAGGAGAAACAAATGCATCCGCTCTACCACTATTTAAGTCTGAATTAATTACCATATCACCGAAACCATCTCCATCAGTATCTCTCAAATTATCATATCCTGGAAAAGGTACAAATTTCTGAGGAATTTCCGTAGAATCTGCTTTATATAATTGATATAAGACTCTAAAATCTGCACCTTCTTGTACATTAGCAGCAATGTACACTTTCAAACTTGTTGCTGGTTGTGCAAGAGAAATACTCTTAGTTACAAATACCGCACCATGTGGATCCTGATCTATGGAATTAGATCTAGAATCTGTAATGTAATCACCGACTGGAGCATTAGATTTATTTCTTCCAAGAATGAATGTTGCATTTTGTGCATCCATTACGGGGGAGACATTTTCATTTTCACTTGCAAACTCAACTCTCATTGTTAGTGACTTATTACGTGGTAACGTTGTAAGTCTTTCAAGTTCATTTGCTCTGGAAGCAACCATTCTAGGAGTATTAAACTTGAGTGGTTTGTTGAGAGGAAGTGGTTCATATCCTTGATCTTGGAATGAAACTTCTCTTCCGCCTGCACTTGTTCCAGATATTGTTCTAATGAAACTTCTTGCTGAAGTTCCCTTTCCAGGGGTAATAATATTAAATTCTGAAACAATAGTGCTGAACTGGTAGTTTTGAGAAATACCAACTTCAGTGCCACCAAATCCTTTTTCAGATGCAAAATTCAACAAAGCATCTCCAGAAACCCTACTTGATGGTGTTGACCTGTCAACTTCTATGAAGTAACTATCAAGATCCGAACTTTCATTTTTATAAAATGTTGATGGAATATTATGAGTTTTGTTAATTCTCATCAAAGAAACACCATTGACTTCATATGGTTGAATAGATGCTCCAGTTTCATGTGCAATTTTTACAGTTCCATTTACTGCTCTTCCATCAATACTAAGAGTTCCTGCTCCAGCATTTCCTGCAGAAATATTACTGTAAGAAACTACTTCACTGTTTATGATTGCATATCCTCTACTTGTAGAAATGCCTTCAGCAACTCCAAATAATGAAGTATTTGCAATAGAAACTGTAGTATCAGTTAATCCAAATGCTGCACTAAGTTCCGTCTTAGTACTATCTGGTTTAATATCAACAATTTCAATTTTATTGTTTCCACCATGATGTGCGTGATTATGCTGCTTAATGCTCATAATATTTCCAACATACTTTTCATCGTAAATTGAAGATCCGTTAGTTCCAACACTAGCACCAGCAGTTAGTGCAGTTCTAGAAAGATGATTATCTGGTTCCGTATAATAAACTAATGCTTCACCCTGAGTATAGTTTTCACCCAAAACATTAGTCATATACAGAGTATCAAAAGTGGTATTATGAGTCTTGATTGT